TCATTCGTCCCCTGCAAGTTCATAATGGGGCATATCGTCGAAGCGCTGATCGCTGCGGTCGCCGTCACTGTCCCAATCGCCACCCCACCGGAGTTTGACGCCTATCGCTTTAGCTTCCTCTTTGATGATCTCATGTAATTCGAGGAACGCTTTTTCGCTGTCCCACTTTTCAGGCCAAGGGATCACATCTACGGCGAGAGAGGGCGATTGATTATGCTTACTCTCGGGAAATTTCAGCTTGGACTTGCCTTCTTTAAAGGCTTTGTTTTGCTCCGCTTCGCCACGGTAGCCGCAGACGATCGAACAGTCGCGACGCTGGATTACCCGACGCATAACATGTTGTAAATCACCGTGACATTCGCCGAGGCGACGGAGCGAGGATTTCCCGAATGAATAGGATTTACTTGTCATCTTTTTCACCCTTCCACATTTTAAAGACGGTGATCAGTTGCGAGACGTTGAACCGTTCACTCGGCAACATGAGCACAACAATCAGGCACCAAAGAACAGAACCCGCGATGATTTTCGCGGGTTCCGAAGTGAGGTCTTTGACTGTCCAGGCGAGCACCGATAGGAAGACGGCGACTGCCAAAAGGAATATTCGTCGAAAGGTCACGATTAGGCCCCTTTCATCGATTTAAGAGCCGTACCGATGGCGGCAGTGATCAACACAATCAACCCGACAATCTTGCCAAGGTTCATAAGTACAGTAGCCGCGCCCTTTCCTTGCTCGAAAGTCTTCTCGACCGAAGCTAATCGCGCTTCGATCTTCTCGTGCTTTTTGTCGTGTTCCGCGCGCCAACTGACGGAATTCCGTTGATATTCTGCGCGAGCTTCGGCGTCGGCCGTAATAACCGCTAACAATTCTTTATTTGTCGGTTCGGACATAATCGCCCCTCGTGTTTCGTTAGGTTAATTTTTATTAAGACGAGTGCCGAGATTAAGTCGCCTCAATCCAGTATTTTGTAACCCGAGCACGCCAAACGCCGGAGCCAAGGTCCGTCGCCCCGCCGGTCTGATTACTGAGCACAATTCGAACATTGTGAGAACCGTTGACGTCGGCCGACATGGACAGCCCTCCCAAGCCGTAAGGGGGCCACACTTCCACATAGTCGCCGGGGGCGGCACCTGTTACGGTTATCTCAATAGTTTGTTCAGCACCGTCGGCGACCGAGGCAGGGTCAACCGTCGCTGAACCGTAATAAGTGCTGTACCCCTCCAGTATGCCGAGTTCGATAAAGTGCGTTGATGACCCGGACGCGGATACTTTCGCGGTACTGCCTTCGATGTTACCGTCTAGGTATATTTTACCGTTTGTTCCGGCGTCGAGCCGGAGTGCGCGGGTCGAGTTAACAGTCAATAAGCCTTCAACCCTGGAATATGAATTTCCAGTCCCAGCATTGCCGTCAAAATATACCGCATTCGCGATATCATCCTCGATAACGGGGTTAACGAAGCGGCAATAGTCACTATCTCGCCACCAGATGCCGTTGTTTCCGGCGTTCGAAATATGTAGGTCATAGATTGTGATGTGCGAGCTACTCAGTAGTTCAAAGCAACTAAAAGAAGCACTTGCCGAGCCTTCGACATTGACGCCGCGCCAGACACAGTGGTTGCATGAAGAAATCTTGATTTTCTGATTGACGATCGCACTACCGAGAACATTAATATTATTGAATTGCATATTTCCGTTGTCGAAAATTTCCAGTGTGTAATCGCCTGCGACGCTAGTGACAAAAATATCTGATACCGTGCTATTGAGAACCCCGCGACACTTGAATTTCTTGCCGTATATATTTTGAATTAATACATTAGAAATATCGCCGCGCGTCCCTTCGTTCCAGATGTTTACCCCTTGAGTTTCGGAACCGTCTTCCGAATAAACATCCCGAACGACGCCGTTAGAAATGGTATCACCACTGTTGGGCTCCAAGTCGACAATCGTTTTAGCGTGATTGCGAGCGCGGATGTTTTCAATTACAAAATTAGTGCCATCGACTACCGCGACCCCTTGCCGTTCGATACCGTCACATTTGATATCTCGTATTGTAAAGCCCTCACACGACAAGATATAGACGCCGTCACCTTTTGCATTGTGACACCATACATTTTCAACGGTCAGATCACGAATATAGCGAAGATCAAGACAGTGAGAAAATTCGGAAGTTGAACCGGAGGCGGTATTGTCGATGCGTAGGTTCCGCACCTGAATATTAGCATCCGTCACCGTCGGCCCTGTACGGTTTTCATTCTGGAACATACGAACATCGGGGCCGGACGCCTTTAGCACAGTTCCGTATCCTGCGCCCTCGACCGTCGCCCCGCTTTTCAGGACTAAGTTGCCGCTTGAAAGGAAAGTTCCTCTCCCTAGTTTCAATCCGACTTGCAACGCTGCTGCGGTATCGATCGCGGTTTGTAGGGTCAGTAGGTTATCCGTTGCAGCATCGCCTTTACAACCAAACCATTCGGCGGCTATTTTTCCGTTATAAAGCCGCTGCCAACGTCCCGTTCCGCCCGCGTCAGGTTGCACCATAATACCGCCGTCGGCGGTGTCTGTTGCCGAACCATTCCAATAGAAAACGCCGTCCCGTTCATCGCCGCCCGCCACTCGAACAAGTGCCCCGTCTTCCAGAGTGCTCACATCAATCGCGGTCAACTCTGTAACGGCTGAAACCGTCGTTTCCGCCCTTACAAGTTCCGATAGGGGATTGTATGTAGCAATCGGGCTCGCGGGGGTGCCGGTCGAGGCTGTCAGCACCATTTTATAGTCGCCGATACCCCAAATGTCTCCCGAAGGGCGGCCCTGCGTATCCAAAACAACCGGGTTCGTTGACGCCGATGTGAGTGCTTCGTCCGAGAAGGTATCTTTGGCGTCAGACGTATCACGCTTATAGAAATAGAGCTTACCGCCGCTCAATGCAGCGCCCGCACTGTCAACAAAGCGCATATGCGCCGGGATCAGGCGTTTAGCCATTGGTTCACCTCATAGAAAAAGCCGCCCATTTGAGGCGGCTTGATTGAATTTCGTTCGGTCACTGCGACCGGATATTGTGTTTTTGACGGTGTCGGGTTACTGTGCCGGGTATGGAAAAACCTTGGCCCATTATCGTATTTGCAGCCCTCGTGCTGTTCAGCACAGTTCTCTTTTATACCGGGAACGGTTTGCTAGTTTATTCGGACCGCCAAGACCGAAACCATGTTACCTGCCAATATTTCGCAGGGTTCAGCGTCGAGAAACGCGAACTCTCCAATAACCCTAATTTCGACACTGGCATAACGGAATGCCCTCGCACAATTAAGGTCGGTCAATGACCCGGATTTTAGCAGTAGTCCTAACTATGGTCGTGCTTCAGTTCATTTATGAGGCCGGAGGATGGACGCCCCTTCTCATTGTTTTAGCTCTAGGTTTCGGCATTCAATTCGGACACCGCATCGCTACTGGTCATTGGATTGATTGGGACGAAGCGCAGCAATAGCCGCAGCAATAGCCGTACTTTCTCTAGGCGCTGAAATCTGAGGCGCACCCCGAACCGCTTCTCTCGCCGCTCCGGCACCGCTTCCAACCTTTCCGCTCGCTGACTTAATTGCAAACGCGGTCAATGGATCGCCTGTAAAGCCCATGATCGATGATAACCTGGACAAACCGTCCTGAACTGACCGTTCGATTGCGCCAGCCGTACCGCTGCGGTTTGTAGCCCGTACCGGCGGAATAGTGCGATTGACCACACCTCGGAACCGGCGGAGTTCGGCAAGTTCCTGACGGGAAAACAGTTCCTTGAGTAATGTCGGGTTACTGTCGAACGAATTATCGATCGCAGATACGAATTTTTGCGGTGAAAACTGCCCGTTTTTGATCGACGCTTTCGCAAACCGCATAAAGGCGGCTTCCTTGAGGGCTGCGAATTCACTGCTGCTCTCGCCGAGAAGGTTTTTCAAATGTGTAACCGACTTGGCCGCGTCCTGATTACCGAACAGGGTCGAGCGACCAAAGATGTAATTGATCACACCTTCGTCGGTCGGTTGTTGCTCGAGGATTTTAGCCACCGTCTGACGGCCTGCGTCGCGCCCCCTGACGCCTTCTTTGCCGAATTGCATTGCATACTCGCGGCGAAGCTGCCGGGCGTTCTTGAGGGCTCCTAGCGCGGCCTCGTCGCCACTGAGTAGCGCATTGTCGAACGCATCGTCGATAAACCCGTCTAAATGGCCTTTCAAGAGGATGGAATTCGAGCGGTCCGTCGGATTGGCAGCCGCCCCGATCCATTGATTGATACGACGACGAACGATCTCGATCCGCTTGAGGTTCACACCGGTTTTCGCGTCAGTGATCTTCGGTAGGTTTTTGAGGTCGGTCAAAACCCGAAGGGTGCTCGGCGTCAATGCCTTGTCGATAACGCGGCCTTCTTGCTCGAGTATGTCGCCCGCTACTTTGCTGAACTGTTTGATCGCGTCCTTATTTAACTGCGCCTCGAAACCTGACGCCGCCGTATAAGCCGCGTCGATCTGTTGACCGAGTGAGCGTTCAGCGCGTTCGATACCTTCACGCAGTAAGCCTCCGGCTTCCGCTTGGGACCGAACCGGTGCCCGGCCTGTCGCCGTCACGAGATCACCTTGCAAATCGTCAACGACACCAAGGGCGCGAACATTCTGCCGATCATCGAAAGCGCGAATAATATCACCGCCTTTGTTGCCGGAACTACGCAAACCTTCCTCGGTTGCGATCTGTTTGAAATTGCCGGTCGCCTGCCCCTGTGTCAGCGGGAAATCGAAACTGTCAGCCTCGGCAACCGCTCTCGCGGCACGAGGATCGACTGCGGTGCGCGCGGTGCGCTCGACGGAATGCGCAAGCCGGGCCGTTACCTCGTCGGCATTAAAGCCGAGGGCTTCGACCGCCTGACGGCCTTCGGCGGTCAGCGTATTACTTTGGAACAGGGCGGGCTTTGAGCGGAAAAACGAAATCGCACGTTGTCCCAAAGGTGTTATAAATTCCGCACCTGATCCGAGTAACGCAGTCAACCCCGCTCGCGTGGCGTCGATTTCCTGTTCAGAACCAAACGCCTGACCGAGCAAGTCTTCGCCGACACTGGTAGCGCCTGACGCGGTGCCTGTGATAGCGGCTCGGGTGCCAACATTCGCCGCTGTACCACCGAGGCGCGCAGCCGGTAGGAATTTCACGATCGAGGACGCAATGTCGTTGAAATCCTGCAAACTGAAACCCGGTTTATTCATGAAAGCCTCGCGGCCGTCGGGCAAGACCACGATAGTGTTACCGTGTTCGTCTTGCTTGAATTCAGTGCCCGGGAGCGCAGCCTTTACAATATCCGCGCGGGCGTTCTCGTCCGGGGTCGCTACGAAGCCGCCCGCGATGCGGAGCGCAGGCGAGAAGACTTTCGCGTCAGGCGCATCTTTCAGCCCAACCGCATCGAGCGCCGCGTCAATGGGGCGATCAAAAACAATTCCGTCGCCGACGCTAATATTGCCAAGTTCAGGAATGTCACTGCTACCGCCACGGTCACGACCTGTTACGAAATCAACCGCACCGGAAGCCGCATCGCCCACCTTATCGATAAAACTACGATCATCGGGCGCAGGAGCCGACAAAGGCGTCACCGTTTCAGGAATGCCGTATTCAGCAAGCCGTTGACGCTTTCGTTCGTCAATTGAAGGCGCACCGGCTACGACAGGCGTTTGCGGTACCTCCGCACTCGGCGTCGCAATACCGTATTCAGCCAATCGACGGCGTTTCTTTTCTTCGAGCGTTTCTTCCATTACTGCCCCGCAAAATCCTGCAATAGTTCAATATCCACGTCGTCAAATACCGGGTTTTCTTCCTGGTACTGTGTGAGCGCGAGTTGTTGTTCCGGTCCCCAAGTGCCGCCCGATTGACGATAAAACTCGACAGCCCGGCCGTAGTTGCGGCGGGCTGCCTCATTCATCTTTTTCAAGAATGAAATCATCAACAGGTTACCCTCGGTAGTGCGGGCAAGGCCTGGCGCTGACCGTGCGAACATGGCGGTTTCTTTGTCTGATACCGCACCTTTCGTCTTTCCGATCTGATCGAGAACGAAGGTCGTACCGATCTGGTTAATCGCTTCCTCGGACGGGATATCGCCGCCAAGGTCAAGGCCCAATCCGCTTGCAAATGCCCGAAGGCCGTGCGTCGCGTCGATGACCGACCCGGTCGGGGTATTCTTCACCAACGCCGACAAGCGGTCGAGTTGTGCGTCCTGCGTCACGCTGTTTTGCGAAGCGTCTGCCAACTGGACGAAACGGCTCGCGAACAGCTTGCCGAGTTCTTCGCCCTGTTTACCTGTATTGATACCGATCGAAACGGGCGGTTTCGGCTTGCGAGACGCCGCAATTTCTTCCGCTGTTGCGAACCCGCGCTCGACGTCTAAATTCTGTTTACCGACTGACGATACCGGTCCGGGCTGTTCAACCACGTCGCCGCCGAGATCAACACGCGCTTTCTCAAGAATAAGCCGTGTTTGATCGTCAAAGTTATCGGGAAGCTGCAAACCGGGGATAACTTGACGCACACGTCCCAAAGATTGAGCGTAGCGTGCCTGTCTTTCGGTTTCAGGTCCGCCGCGTAGCACGAAGTCGATTTCACGCACTAGGCCCTGTTTAACGGCCGCTTCCTCTCGGGCGCGTTCTTCACCGTTCAGGCTATCGATCCGGGCGGCACGCAATTCGTTGTTTAAGCGTACTCCTTGCAACCGTTCACCAGCGAGAAACGGCGCAAGTTCGTTATTGATCTTCGCCGACTTTAGCCGTTCCTGATTGAGTTCGGGCGCAACTTTCGCCTGTTCCATATTCAGAAAGGTTGAAAGCCCTTGATTGAGGCCGCGATTGACCGCCTCGGCTCCGTTTGGCGCTTGAACAAACCGCGCAAGTGCAAAATCAGTCATTAAAAGCCTCCAAGTGTCAAATCACTGCCGGACGTATTAAGAGCCGGAAAATTACCGAATGACGGTGTTGTTGCTGCGAGATTTCCACCGCTACTGGTCGAGTTCAAAAACGGCAAGAGTGACAAACCCTGCCCGATTGACTGCCCTACGCCTTGAATTGCCGAGGCGTTCGCGTTACCTGCCCCGATAATGCCCGAAGCGCGAGCCGCACCACTGTTGCCGAGAGCGTTATTGATCTGACCGGTTAGTTGCGCCCCCAAAGCTGCACCGCTTGTCGTTGCAGCCTGTCCGCCTGTACGAAGCGCATTCAATTGGTTAAAGAAGTTGCCGAACTCGTTGCTTGCAAGCCCTGACGTGAATTTCGTAGCATCTTTCAAACGATTACCGCTGTTAAGCGTGCCGTTGGCCGAGTTGATCCGGTCGATCGTCTTCAAGCCCTCGTTCAAATTGAATTGGTAGCCTGGGCTTTCGAAAAAGACGTCCAAACCTTGCGGGCCGGTCGACGTGGCAGAACCCGCCGACGCAACTGCGGGTGTGCCAACATTTCCACCTATAGGCAGATTAACAACACCGCCGTTCGGCAACTGAATACGCCCGCCATTACGGCCGAGGAAATCCGCGAGAGAATTTGGCACATTGCCTGAAATCTGCGGGCCGGTAGGCGCTGACTGCGCGGGCACGAAATCACCGAGGCCAAACAGTGAGCGAAGCGCACTATCGGCCGCGCTTCCGGTTTCCCTGAATTGCGAGAAGTCGTCGCGTGTCAAATCGAACTGACGGCGGCTTTCATTAACTTGTTGCTGTGCCGATTGCGCCTGCACTTGTGAAGCGTCTCGCGCAGCGTCGGCCTGTTGTCCCGCCCCGATCAGGGTAGTAGCGCCGCCGATTAAAGCTCCGCCACCAATTGCAGCACCTACCGGCATGGTGTTACCTCCATATTTTCACCGTCCCAACGGACTGTATGACTAACAATGTCAAGAACGAGAGGTTCTCGGCTTTTAAGTGAAATCGACGCATAGCCCGCCATAAGTGCCCACCGATTGTAAAAGAACAGTGCTTTGTCAACCTGACCACCTTTGATTTGTTCGACGGTGGCACCGACAAACCGATCATGATCCGGTTCGTCTTCGTGATCCGGGTCAAAACGCCCATGAAACCATTCGCCAGCTTTGACGCAACGAGGGTCTTTAAACGCCCATTCATCGAGCCGGATCGAATAAATTTCGTCGGGGACGCCGAAGTTTCCGACTTCAACTTGGAAAAGCCGTTTCATGCCTGCCGAGCGAGCGAGCCTTTTAGCTGCTACATTGGTTTTTGAAATTCGTGTAATTACTTCAACGCAAGGCGTCGTTGTGAACATATGAAACATACCGTCGCGGCAAGCTTCAAGAGCGTGCGATCCTCGCCCTTCGGGTAGAAAGACCGTATGCACTTCAAACAGACCCGGTCCTTTTTCTTCTAAAAGAAACCCTCCGTGTTCGGCACGTAAAAACACCGCCCCGGCGTCGAGTAGCGCCTTGGCGTCGAGCGGTCCGTTTCCAGGCCAAACGCTAGGGCGAACCGTAGGATCATTGATCACCGAGTTCAAAAACTCGGCGTCTTTTGAAGGTGTAACGATCATTCTTCTAACTGTCCTGCGGTTCTCATGCCTTCAATGAGGCTGTTTAAACGCTCCAAAATCTGATTTTGGTTCGTGACTATTGTTTCGATCTGCGTGAACGCGCTGTTCGTAGCATCGTGCAAACTGTTGTATTTAGTGATCGCTGCATTCACGTCGGTTTTCAGCGTATTGATCGACGAAGCGAGCCCGGTCGTGTCCAGCGAATTCAAAGCCGACGCACAGTCGTTAATCATGCCCTGTTCGGTTGCCGTGTACGCCGCGCCCGCTGTGCCTGAAACCGACGGGTCTTGTCCGCTCGCCGACACAACCGACGCCGTCGCGGTCAATGCCATTTGCGACACGCTCTCGGCAAGCGAAGCAATAGGAGCGGCGGCCGGTAGCGATACTGCACCTGTTACAACGTCCTGTACTGCGGACGCGGTATTCACGTGGCCCAAAGTCGACGCATCGGCTTCAACCGCCTTGTGTGCGGTCAAATCTGTCTGAACGCTTGAGGCAGTCGCTTGCGCGGTGTCTGCGGCGTCCTGTGCGCCTGTGACGGCCGTGTCGGTATCACCAACATCGCCAACAATGGCGCGTTTCATTTCATCCAATAAAGCGCGGATCGTTCCGCCGCTGAAATGGGCAGGAATAGCGACACGCGACGTTCTATCAATCGCCAATGTCAGCCTCCAATACCGCGCCCCAAAACTGCCTTTTTACCGGATCAGAAATTGAAACCCGGAACAGGCCGCTTTGCATACGACCGAACCGGTTTGCGTAAACACGTTTTCGGTGCTGCCCGACCTGTCCGACATTCAATTGACGTTCGTTGCCGAAGGTCCGGCCCCCGTCTTTCGATAGTGAAATCATCAAGACCGGGTTAGCCTGTGAAACATTCCCGACGCCGGTTTCCATCATCATGCGGAACTTGTCCACGAATACGAACCGATCTTCGGCATGGACGTACGGGAAATCCATTTCAGCGATGAACGGCTGATCCTCCTCGCGGAAACAATTCCGGTCCATTTCGTAAAGCTTGCCGTTTTTGGCGTCCAGGCACAGATTTCTATTGAATGCCCGGATCACGAAACGACGACGCCAGTTTTTAAAGCCGTAGCTCTTTGCAACCGACCAACGACCGGTACGAAGATTATAAATCCCGGTGAAGTTATCAAGCGTTAGTGAATAAAACAGTTGTCCGTTCTCGCGCCAAACGTCGCCGATAGCGTTCTCCGGCGCGTTCGATTGCTCAATCAAACCACTTATTACGTCGGTCGAAATCTCTTGCGGTGTGTATCCGTTCAGGCGGTAAACCGCGAGATCATCCCCCAAGAAAAAGACCGAGTTATCGAGCTTCTTCATGCTGTCTCGCGATTTGACGCCGCGCTCGATGAACGCGCCACCAACCCGCCCGAACGGTGCCCCCGTATTCTGCCAAACCTCGATTGTTTCTGTGCCAGCGATCAATGCTTCGCGCTTGTCAACGATTATGCCGACGTTATTATCCGGTGCGCCTTCGGCAGTCGCGAAATCGAGGCTGTCAAACTCTGTCGGTGCCTGAACGCCCGAATAGAAAAACTCTCCGCTGTCTTTACGAGTGAAAATTAAATACCCGTCTAGCCAAGCAACGTCAGACGCAGGCAAGTAATCCGGGTCGGTTATCTGCGTCACACTCGACGCAGTGATGATGTAGCAATCCCCGGCACCGTTCACGCAAGCGATCTGAGTACCGTTTTGGGCCATACGAACCGGACCTGTGCCGGGAATAGTACCGAGCGCCGTTTTTGCGCCGTTACTTGAAACCTTATATGCCGATTGCCCTGTGATAGCATACACGAGCCCGCCCATACGGATGGTGCCGCGCCCTGGATAGGTTGCAAGATCGGAAAATTCTCTCGTGCCGGAAATCCCAAAAATATCGAGCCCGGACCGTCCTTCGGGCGCGGGTGCCGCGTACATGTTCACAAGCGCATCATTGGCGTTATCGCCCCGCTTGTTGTACTGCGTCGACAGTGGGATTGTCTTCCGAACCATTAGAAATACTCAATCTCTGAACCGGCAAGCGTATCGTCTGCGTGAGCAAGTTCTTTAAGCTTACGATCGGCGAGAAACGCTTCCTGTTTCAATTCAACGCGGCGATCAGCCGGAAGGCCAAACAGTCGCGCACATTTGGACGCAACGATCTTGATAAAATGCTCGAGATAGTAATCGTCCATATCCGTTATCGCCGCGCCCCAAGTGTTATGCCCTTCGTCGACAAGCTGCGCGTGATAACGGTCCATGACTTTCCCGGCGTCGTTGCTTGACGTGACGTCAGAACTGTCGCCCGCTTCGATGACGTTCATTTCGAATAGAACGTCATCGATTATTTCTTGCCGAGTAGCCAAGGTTTAGCCCTCAAACTGCGGGTGATTATCAAACAGGCGGATCGCACTCTCGTCCGTTAGTGGAACGTGCGTTTCTTCGCCCTCGGCGAATTTATAGCCTCGGCAGGACGTCGAGCCGTCTTTGAGATAAGAACCCGTGAAAGTAAAAGCGCGAGTTTCACTTCGCGGTTCAACCTCCGGCTCTTTCGCTTTCGGAGTGGCTTTTTTCGCCTTCGGTTCAGGCTTCACTTCTGGTTCGGGCGCAGTTTCGGGAACCGTAGCGGGCTCCGGGTCCGTACCTTCCTGACCGCTTGCCGGAATGTCGAACATATCGTCATCGTCAGCGGTTTCAGGAGCTTCGACAGCCTGTTTAAAGGCAGCAAACGCCGCGTTGCGTTCATCTTTCGACACTTTACGGCCGAGAAGTTCGGAAAGAGCATTGCAGCTAGGCTCACCGCCCTCGGTAAAGTGAGATTTATCTTCCGGGTCGAGCAATCCAATTGCTTCGACGAGGTCTTTGTCGATCTCTGACATGGGATTTCCCCGTTAATTGTTAAAAGGAAAACGGGGCCGAAGCCCCGCTCTAGTTGCTCGGGAGGAAATTACGCGTCAGCGGCAGCCGCAACGTAGCCCGTCACCACACCCCAGTCGATCGGGGTAGACGTGCCGTACTGGATTTTCTCGACGCCGCGCATTTCGAAGAAACCAACGCCGTGTTTGAAGCCATAATCGTCTTCTTTGCGGAGCGTGGTTTTCGTGCGTTTCGCCCAGGCGACACCAATCGCTTGCGCACCACAGAGAAACATCGGCTCAACATCGGCCGCAGCCGCGCCAACACCGGCAAGGACTGGAATTTCCTTGATCTCGCGGACAACAACACCGTCCCAATAGAGATCGATACCGCCACGGAACAGCGGGTTCGACTTGCCGCGTTTTTCAGCGTCAGTCAAAACCGTGTTCATATCCGCTTTCAAATCGCGGAAAGCGCGAGAACCAACGAACAGGATGAAGGTTTCTTCATCTTCACCGTAGCTGTGCGGACGAATGCCGTCGCTGTTCGCGGTGTCTGCTTCCTGCGCCATACGGCGGATTTTGGAAACAAGCGCCTTGTTCAGCTTATCATTCGTCGCGTCAACAGTCAGAAGCGATGCCGAGTGGTCGCCGCCCACCTGATTACCGATATCCGCACCAAATAAAACCCGGTCGCTGTTATTAGTCAGCCAAGTGTCTTTGTTGCCTTCGGTCGCAGAACCGTAGTTCACGCCGTCGATTGAATGCAGTGCATTCGTGATCGCCGTGCGCAGATAGCGCATAGCAAGCGTCTTGAGCGCATCTTTACCCGCGTTGCGGATATCAACCGGCGACGCCTGTTCTTCTTCCATGTTGACAACAACAGCGTCCCGTACAACAGCAACCGTGATTTGGTGTCCGTCGTTGGGGAGTGCTTTTTCGTTGCCGACCAGGTCAGAAGAACCGTCGTTCGCGCCCGCACTGTCATCGAGGGCACCAACAAGCGGCACGGTGATCGCGTCGCCCTTCTGTTTAGTCAGGTTTTCGATAACCTGGATGATCGCATTTGTCGAAGTACCCATGTACTTCTTGAAGCGGTTCGCGCGAACATAGGATTTGAAAAAATTACTGTCCCACTGTTTGACGCGATTTGCTGTTGCAATGGTTGTATCAGCCATTGTTTTAGGCTCCTAAAATTGGGTTTACTTTAGGATATCGTCGAGACTTTCGTCTTTTGCTCCCGCACCGCTTTTAGAGCGGAGCGAAGCATCGCTCGCGACACCCGTGAGGTCTTCGGGAAGTTGATCCTTGAGGGCTTCGTCTTCGTCGGCTTTCTGCTTTCCAGCTTTTTCCGCTTCCAATTCTGCTAAGGCTTCGGCCTTGAGTTTCGCCTTGTAAGCTTCGGGGTCGCCGATCTCGTTCATCTGCGCGATCCGCTTGCCGATTTCATAGGCTTTCTCAGCCGGATCGGGTGCTTGACGCACTTCGTCGGCTAGGGCGGGGTTAAGTTGTGCCGCTTCGAAAAAGTTTTTTGCTACTTCGTCGAAATCCGAGTGCGCTGCCCGTGCCCGTTGTTCAGACTGGTTGACGCGGTCAGCTTCGGCTTGCTGAAACTTGGCATTGGCTTTCGCTTCTGCGCGGGCTTCAACGGCCGCCGCAAACCCGTCAGGGTCTTCTACGGGGTCGGGTAGTGGCTCCGGTTCCGGTGCGGGTTCAGGCGTTTTTTCGAGTTCTTGACGTTTCCGTCGTTCCTCGAGCAAAGCCTTCTTAACTCCCTCAAATTCCTCTCGCGATACCGGCGTCGTATCGTCTTTGTCTTCATCGCCCTTGGGGGTTTCATCGGGCTTATCGTCAGCCCCTTCCGCGTCATCGTCTTTGCTTGCCTCGGCTGGTTTTTCGTCAGCTTCGGGCTCCGGCGCGGGCTCCGGCGTAGGTGTTTCATCCCCATTAAGGAATTCGTCAAGGTCGGTTTTTTCAACTTCGTCAGTCATTGATTTTCTCTCAGTTACGCCCGATCAGCGGCGGCCTGTAACGCCCTTCAAAGGATGGCGGCTCCTGGTGAAACGAAAAAAGGCGATCCAAACGGATCGCCTTCGCGCTGCCAAAAGGCAACGGTTTCTAAACTGTAATTGCCTCTTTCTGTGCCTTCGCCATATTCAGCGCGGCTTTAGAGGCCGTTTCTTTCACGTCGGCGTCGGCTTTTGCGAGTTCGAGTTGTTGAACCGCTTGACCGAGTTGCGCCTGTGCTTGCGCATTTTCATCGTCTCCGCCTTCGAGAAGGTCGAGAATGCGCTGTTTGTCCGGCAGGTTCGGCATAAGCTCGACCACCAAGCGCGGATCGACCGCGACAAGGGCGTTCAGTACGCCGGAACTCACGAGCGCGTCGAACTGTTCGCCCTGCAACGTGGATACGTCGACCCCGTCTTCAACGATAATATCGATATCCAATTCAGCGAGGCGATTTTCAAGAACAGGCTGCCCGTTCACAATCGCCGGATTATCGGCGTTTGGCATGAGATCAACTTCGGGCGGCACTTCGCCAAATTCACGCTCCAATAGCTCGCGGTTTGTCAGCGGGCGGTTAAGCCCAACGAATTCCGGTTTGCCCTGCGCGTCTGTCACACGAACCCACCGTTCTTCGGTCCAAAACTGGCGGATCAGGTTCCACATGATGCGGTAACACCGCTCGTTGAAGCTTTGACGGCCCTCGAGCATTGGACCGAGTTCGAGCATTCCGGCTTGTTGCTGTGCCTGGATAGCCCGGCCGGACAATCCGCCTTCGGCTTTGCCTTGCAACGTCGGATTTACGCCGGTTGCATCGATTTCGTCTTTCGCTTCCTGTAAAAGCTGCGCCTGACCGATTGTAAAATCGCTTTGATCGAGGATTTCAAAATCCCCGGCCTCGGCTTCGATCACGCCGTCCGGCTTTTTGAGTTCAGCACGGATTTTCGCCGCCCGGTGCTTCGCCGACGGGTCAATCCTGATTTGGCGCACGCTCAAATGGTGCAACAGTTTCGAACCGCGCTTGTTCACCTCGTCTTGCGGCGAAATCGATTGACGCATCATGCCGTAACGATTGTTATCGCGGTCAACGAAGGCCGAACGTGCAACGACAGGGTGAAAGCTCTCGCCGTTTTCGTCCGTGAAAATCAGTTCTTTGTCACTAATCACGCCGGACTGAGTGAAAACAGCCTCGCGCCACTGGTCGCCCTCACGGTAAAACATGCGAACGATCCGAATACGCTTACGGTTCCGGTCGGCCCACTGGTTAAACTTGGGCTTGTCCTCGTAGGTGTCGTCACCTGTCGGGGCCGAATTCATGGTATCAGTCAGGGCTTTTTCAGCGGATTTAAAGCGGGTTTTTGCGTCCTCGTAATCCATCCAAAGGACTTCGCCGAGATAAAGCGCGTCCTCGAAATCTTCGTCTGAACTCGCCGGGTCGTAAAAGAAGCGGTCCCAAGCGATACGGGCGCAAACAATCTCTTTCTTGCCATTTTTTAGGACTTTGACCGAGAAAATAACGGCCGCAATACCTTCGACAAGTAGGTCTTTCCAGGCGCGGGACCGTAAGCGGTCAAACTTCACATTGTCAGCGACAAAACGCAGTGATTTCGCGGCGGCTGTTGCCTCGGCTTCGTCTGACGGGTTGCGGGGCCACGCTTTCGGGTCTGTCCGCTGCGCCCGCTCAAGACCGCATAAGGCGTCAACCTTCGGCTTAATCCGGTTACGGGTAACAATCGGCTGTTTGCGGGTTTGCAGGGTCGCGATTTCGTCGTCAGTCCACTGTTTGCCGTCGTAATAGTCGCGGTCACGCTCGGACAGAGTACGAGCGTCCTGACTTGCATCCTCGGCGTTCTCGAACCAGCCGACCAATTTTGTCAATCTTTCATCGCTCATGCGGTTCGCCAATCGTCCAATTCTTCATTTTCAAGGTCATAATCTTTGCGCGGTTTCGTTTTCGCATCCGGTGACGGAGCCTCGTAAGGTCGGCTCATGCAGCCGTATCGCCATTCGTCAGCCGCGTGATCTTCTGCGTTTGTGTCCAGGTCTTCGGCCCTCGCCTCGTCGTGCATAAGCGCCGGTATGGTGCGGATACTGTCGCGGCAAGTATCAAAGCAATAGATCATTGGCCTTTCGTCCTCGCCGTCGATCCGGGCACGCAGTTGATCCCAACCGCCCATTGCACCCGCTCGGGCAACACGGGCATTGTCTGCCCGCTTCCAACTGATCCCTTTTTCTTTCATGCGCTTTGCGATCGAGGGTCCGCCGTCTTCCGAGAAGATCGCCGGGTCCGCCACGCCGTAAGCAATTTTGTCGCCCTTTTCGCGGGCTTTAATGCCGATAGCGACAAGCTGCGCGTTCATCTTGAGCCCGACGTTCGGTTTCACGATGCCGGTCACAGGGTCTTTTTTGACACCGTACCATTCGCGGTAACGGATCATCGCACCCCGGGGAATAATCCCGGTGCTCGACATGATCGGTTCGCTTGCAACAGCCCACCAACCGCAGGAAAACGGCCTCGCGCTCCCCCAATCGAACGACCGGAAGCGGGTCCAGTGTTTCGGGATCGCAAACGGCTTGATCACAAGATCAGACGTCCAATTGTCGAAAAACGCACCCTCGACAATGTCCCAATCGCCGTGACGCATGGCCCTGACAAGTTCCGCCGATCCAAGCCCCGCAAGTCGGGCCTCGTATAGTGGGTCGTTTTCCGCCATCGAGGGGTTATCCTCGAGAAGTGCGGGGATATACTGCCGTAACATGCCGCCTTCGATATCGGGCGTTTTCGTGATCGCCATCGGTGCGGCGAAATCAACAAACGATTGTTTTACCCAGACGTGACCGCGCCCGCCGGGGTTCGTCCCTGCGATGATGCGCGGGAACATACCCGCATATTTCTCGGGAAGGTTAATCCCGACCATCCGAACCCGACCGCGCAAATAGCGGTACATGGTTTCAGTAAAGTGCGTTAGCTCGTCGATTAGCAGGACGTGGATTTCTGCGCCCTGGTAGTTAAACCGGTCTTTTTCGTCCTTGCAGTGGCAAAGGTAGATTTTCGACCCGTTCCAAAAGCGGATTTCGTCTTCGACAATCTTGACGAGGCCGTCATTTTCCCACTGCGCGAGCATTTCGCGGTAGCCGTTCGGCCCTTCAACATGGTTCTTGATCAGGTCCGGCCGCTGCCGCCTGAATAGATAGATTTGCAAGCCCGGTATCTCGGACGCCCACAATACCGAAGCAACCCGCATCAAGTGACTTTTGCCGCCGCCTGCCGCGCCGCCGTAAAGAAGTTCCGTCGCCGGAGACGTTAGGGCCGTATGCTGTTTAAGATGGAGTTTCAGGTCCAACGGTGAGGTTGATAACTGGGACAAGTGCTGCGCCTCCGGGGCCGGTGTGCTCTAGCTTCACATTCTCGCGGTATTTTTCAGGGTTCCGCGCCTTGAGAATGAACATCAAAAGCGTGTCACTGTATTCATCGACGAAGGTGCCGCCGTGTTCGCCGAGGTGAAATCCTACGGGCTTCTTTGTGCCGTGAACTGCGCGGCGAAGGGCTTCGTCCTCGAGGGCTTCGCACCCTTCTTTCATCGCGGCTTGAACCTCTTTCTCGAGGTCTTCATCGTCGCGCCGCCAATCGTGCAACGTGGTCCGGCCAACGCCTGCCGCTGCCGCAGCGTCTTCAACGCGGGAGCCGTCGCGGAGCGCGTCAAGGATGATTTTAACCCGTTTTGCGCTGCGTTTGGTTTTGTTAGCCACTGGATTTCCCGAAAATGCAAAAAACCCGGTCGAACAATCGATCCGGGCAGAACTTCGCTAGTTTATGAATAATTGGGCCAATATTGACACATGAGGGTGCAAGGAAAAATAGCACCCACAATATTTTGTGCAGATATACAAAATATTGTGCTTTTTCCACTAAATAGGTTTCACTTCCACGATTACTTGAACGCCGAGGGCTTCCGCAACGTCGGTAATAAGCGATAACTTTGCGCTACCGGGGCGCTTAACCATGTTTGCGAGCGTGCCTCCCGAATACCCCGTTTGTTTGGCTAGTGCATCCCGGCGCACACCTTTTTGTTGTCGTGCCATTTCCAATTTGGCGATCACTGTCGCCGCGTCCAGTTTTTCAGACATGGGTTTTCTCCAAAGTTGAAATGTTAGTTACAATCCGATCGAGAGCTTCGACATACCGACGCTTGAGCGTCCAACGTGACAAGTCGACCTTTAGCGCCCTGCGCACCCTTGCCCACGGAACGCGACCTCCCGGTTCGCCGCATTGGTGCCACGCGGCCCAAAACACGAGACGACGATCGTCCAGATCAGGCAGTCGGTGCAAAAGATCGAGAGCCGGTTGCATGTCGTCTATCTCGGTAGCCGTCGGCCTCGAGAACTTGGACGGTTCGTTTTTGTAAAGTCCGTTCGGATCGCCTGCGCCGGGGTAGTCGTATCCGTATTCAGGCCAATAGGTGTTTGAGCGATAAAGAACCGCCCGTTCAGGATCAGGCAATCGGCGCAATGTCCAAGTTGCTTCGACGAGTGCAATTTCGACGTCGTTTAAACGCACCGGCTTTCCCCTTCAAATAAGATTGCTTCACCGCGTCGAACATTCTCGGCAGTCGTCACGGGTTCCAAATGTTCAGGATTGCAACACGCCCGGTTGCGGCACAGATGATCGAGAACGCGTCCCTCGGGTATCTCGTCGACTAGCAAGGTGTAGATCAACCGATGGACCATCCAGGTGGCACCCTCGAACCGGCATTTCGAGTAACCGTTGCCCGAGGTCCAATTCAGTCGCCAATGCCAACAGCCACTATCCGAGACGACGATTATTTTGTCAGCGATCCGGGCGGGGAGACGATCAAACATACCGTACCCCTTTTTCTGTAATCCGGTTTTGATCGAGATCGGGAAATTTGAACCGACCTACCAAAGCCGCTTTTCCTGCCAAGGGTGGCCTCCCTACCCCCAAACAGCGGAAACCGAGGGCGCTCGACCGTACATTTTCCCACCCCCTTAGGGGTGTGGGATAAAATGTTCGTCTCGCCTGTGCCGAATGTTCGGCGAACATTTCGAAAATGTTCGCCAGTTTATCGCGGTTTTCTGCGGGTTTCAGGCCGAACATTCTACGAAGCGAACATTTTTGAAATGTTCGCCGGATAAAAGCAAAATGTTCGCCTATGTTCGCCATGTTAAAAAATAGGAATTGTGCGAATAACATCGTCTTCTTCCTCGATTAAGTTTTTGTCCTTGAGCGTACCCAATTGCCTGCGGAAACCGGCCGCGTCTTTGCAAATATCTTCCGCAATCGCTACCTCGCGGAGTTTTTCACGGGTGATTTCTTCTTCATGCGCGATTAGATCGAAAAGGGCCTTTTGTTTGCCTTTGAGCGGCACTTCTTCGACGGGATCGAATTCACGGTCCGGTCGCTTGAATATGAGGCTCGAAACGGTTTCGTCGTTGTCCAAGTCAATCGCAATTTCTTCGGCTTCAAAATAGGCTACAGCGGGTTCGGGGGCGTCCTTCATCTTGCAACAAACGACCTTCGCAAGTCCTTCGTTCGGTTTCTCGATACGGAACTGAAAATCCGAGCCTCCGAGAAGCGGTGAAGCTCCCCGAGCCCTGTCCTTATTGGAATGGCCTGTATGGTGTACGATCAGGACGCAACAACCGAATTTCGCGCGGAGAAGGCTGTCCACGTTATCAATGAACCGGCCCATATCGGTTGTGCTGTTCTCGTCCGCCGGGCCGAAGTTACGCGCCAGGGTGTCAATCACGATAAGCGCGGGCGGCTGATCTCCAAACTGTGCCTCAAGGGCTTCGACAACCGTTTCAACGGATTTCTCGTCGGTGAGGTGCGCGGCCGAACTACTAAAAACCGCAGGGGTTTCGCCGGGATCAAGGTCGTGATGTTGAAACCACGCCTGAACCCGTCTCGCGAGCCCGTTGTGCCCCTCCCCTGCGATATAGGCTACGGGGCCTTGTTTTACCGGGGAACCGTGCCACGGCTTACCAGAGGCGCAGTGAAGGGCGATATCGATCGCAAGGAATGATTTATAAGAACCCGGATCGCCGAAAAAGACGCCCGTTGTATTTGCTTCGATCAAACCCTCGACTTGCCAACTGACCGGGCCTAGTTTGCGAAGGACACTCGTCGCCGGGAGGAAATGAAAACCTTTGCGGGCTTCCGTCGCTTTGCGTTCCTTGTAAGCGTCTTTCGCCCACCGGATCACACTCGCGAAGGTGATAGGCTCGTGACGGCTCAAATTAGCGCGGAACGTGTTCCAGCGGCTCCGGCAAGCGTCAGGATCGTACTTGTCGCTATCAGCGGACCATTCGTCCCAAACCTCGAAACCTTCGCTGTCACCGTCAAACTGGTGAAATAGGGCCATTCCGACTTTAACCCACTGGTTATAGTCGTCGGCTTCGATTTCCTTGAGACAGGTCCGAACCTCTTTGACCCCGATATCCGCTTTCGGTTTTGCATTGAGCAACGCCCGCTCGGCCGTTGTGAGGCTCGTATCAATCGGTTTCGATGCGGCGGCGCGTTCTTTCTCGGTCCAGTCGTCCGGGATGATTGAGACAAAATAGTCGATCAGTTCGCGTGCGTCTTCAATCGAGAGCGTCGGTAGGTCGTCGGCGTCAACGGATGCGAGGTCGGTCTCAGATACCCAGGCATAGGGCTTTTTAGTGTCCGGGTGCGTTGCATAGGCGACAAACTGTTGACCATCGCCGAGGATTTCAATCCGGTGCTCTTGCCCGAACATGTCTTCATAAAGGGGGCTCGCCATCTTCGGGAAGGGTTCGTCGGTCCGGTACACAAGAAGCGTCTTCGGGGCGTTCCCTACCCGCTCGACGGTGTCACCGAACCGATCTTTGCACCACGTAATCAATTGCGAGACGACGTCCTTGTCTCGAATATCGAGATCAATCGCGGGGGTGTGTTTCGTCAGGACACCGACGCCGCCGGACGCATAGCCGTTCGATAGCCAGCGTTTCAAATCGGCCGGTGTCGCTTCGATATTTTCCCAACCGGACAGGCCCTTCGGGTATTTGGCACCGGGGCTTATCGGGATGATCTGATACCCCCGATCCAGTAAACGACCGCCGTATTCGCTTAAAAAGCCTGTCACGTTACGCCTCTCCGGTTTTTAGGGCGTTTTCCGCCTGGGTAATACGCTCGCGCAGAACCGGCAGTATCCGCTTGAGTTCGGCTTCCTCGCGGTGATCAAGGCGGTGATCCTCGAGCATCCGGGACAGGTGCGACGCAAACGACAATATCTCGGTCAACAGTTCGCTAGGCTCAATGTCTCCGGGTTCGTTCGATCTGATCTCAAAAGGCAAATGTTCAACCGTTGCAGCAAAGAACGCCTGACCGAGTACCGAGCATAGGCTTTGGTATTTGGCAAGGTTTGGCAGATTGTCGCCCGAAGCATAGCTCTCGATTGTACGTTTCGGAATGCCCGAAGCTTCGGCAACGGCGGCGCAAGACCAGCGGCGGCCCCGACCAACGAAAAGACTAAACGCACCGTGAAACCTGACGTGCGTAAGCTTTTGCGGAACGATCTGGTGTTTCATCATGTTAATGTTGCCTCCCTCGGCGCAAGGTGTGAGTGTGAAAACTAAGAGCCCGTTGACAGAACCATGTCGTACAGTTCACCAACGGCTACGCCGTAAAAGGCTGCGAGTTTTTCAGCGGTTAAAGGTCGCGGGAATTGTTGGCCCCTTTCAATGCGAGAAAGGCTCCCAACATCTATTCCCGTGGCTGAGGCCACGCGGTCGAGTGTTATTTTTCGCTGTTTGCGGAGTTCATTTAGTTTGAGCATCGTGAAAACCTTTCAGTTTGGCGGGAGCATTATGTGTGTCACACAATATTTTGTCAATGAATTCTGTGTCACACACTTTGTGTCAGTCGCAATTTTTGCGTATATTACGCTCTATGAAAGATTTAAAGATAAGTTCAATAGGTGAGGCTGTTCGTCATTTTCGGAAACTTCGAAAAATGACACTCGGGCAGGTCGCCGATCAAATAGACGGTTATGATACGGGCGGACTTTCTCGTTTTGAGAGAGGCGAACAGGGCATAGCCGAGGAAAAGTTACGACAAATAGCCGTGATACTAGAAGTACCGATGGCGTTACTCTACGCCGTCGCGGACCGCGAACACGACGTCGCTTTAAATGAAGTAGATCAACTTCTCCATAGTGAGGATAAAAGTTTCGTTCCCGATTTTTTAAAGATAGGGCCTTCTGTTCACGCGCGGGTACCCTTAATATCGTGGGTAAAGGCGGGCGAATGGACGGACATCGGTCAGGTTACAGAAAACAGTAACGAAGTCGTAGAATGGCGGGACACAACAGCTATCGTCAGCGCCAAAGCCTTTGCTCTTAGGGTAGAGGGGGACTCGATGGTCAACCCTTACGGGTCGCCAAGCATCCCGGAAGGTTCAGTAGTGATAGTGGACCCTGATCGCCATGCAGATAACGGAAGCATAGTCGTGGCTTTACTAGACGAAACCAACCAGGCGACATTAAAAAAGTTAGTAGTAGATGGTCCTGTACGGTACCTGAAACCGTTGAACCCCGCATATAAAGCCATCGAAATCAACGGAAATTGCACGATCGTTGGTGTCGTTCGAAAAGTAGAGATCGATCTCTAAACAAACATCCCTACCTAATAAATCATAATCTCTATCAGCGGCGGCTCTCCGGGTCTGCCGCTTTTCTTTTGCGTGAATATCCCTCACACAAATTCTTCGCACACAAATCTGTGTTTGACACAATTTATAAATCTGTGTATAACACAAATAACACCGCAACAGTGAGCCGATAAGCGCAGACCTGTCGCACCCGTCACAAACCTAAACAGGCGCATACAGCCACCAAGGGACGGGAAAAGGTGCAAAGCAACGAAGCAAAGAACAGAACCCGGAGCCCGAAACATGTTGCAAGAAGACGCCAGAACTATCGCTTTACATGAGCGTCAGAACGCCGTCGTCGCGCTTCGTGAACTCGAGCAAGCCGACATTGAAATCACTGCCGCATTCGCGGTACTCCGCGCCACCTTGCGCAAATATACCGACACGCTCCCAATCTCAGAAGCCGACAAGCGTTGGGTCGATCCTGACCTGAACGGCCTCGGTGATGTTGAAAGCGACGTCAAGTCAACGCTCGGCACCCTCCGCAACGAAGCAAACGAGGGAGCAAGGCATTGATCGCCCTTCGTAACTGGTGGAAGCACAAGCACCCCGCAGACCGACACGCGTTCATTCTTGACGCTTGTTTCTGGACACTATCAGCAACGCTTGTCGGTTCCGGCCTCATAATTTGGAGCGCCTACCAATGACAGCCTTGAACCTCAAACAGTGGTCTTTCTTTCGCGGCATGACTGACGACGAATTGATCAGCTACGCCCGGACTTCGGCACCCGAAGAAGCGCAAGAGATTTGCGCCGTAATGATCGAGCGTTTCGCACATCGCGCTGACGATGTTTCCGAAGCAAAAAAAGAGGTCGAACAAGTGTCCGAATATGCGTCGGACCTCGAAGACGAACTCGACACCCTCAAAAAGAAAATCGAACAACTTGAGAAGGATACCCAGGAAGATGATTGAGAAAAAAATCGACGAACTAATCGCCGCCTTGAATGCAAACACCGAAGCTGTTCTCGGCTCCCGGATTGAGATCACGGGCGACACGTCAGTAACACCTATCAAATCGGCGGCTGAGAAAAAGCCGAAGGCGAAGAAAGCGGCCTCTAAAACCGAAAAGCCCGCCGAGGAACCCGAAGCGGAAACCGTTGACGAAGGCCCGAGCCTCGAGACGGTACGCGACGCCCTGATCCGCCTATCTGACGCCAAAGGGCGCGACGCCGCGAAAGAAATCCTCGACGCCTACAGCGCGAAGAAGATCGGCGATCTTCCCGTGGATAAATACCCGGTTGTCGTCCACGCAGCCGAACAGCGCATCGCCGCTTAGACCCCTTTAACCCCTAGATAGCTTGAGAGGAAAATCAATGTCTGATCCCATTACGAAAGGCCGTCTCGCGGAAATTTTAGAGGCGCACAAACTTTGGCTCGAGAATTCGGGCGGTGAACGCGCAAACCTGTGGGGCGCAAACCTGAGGGGCGCAAACCTGAGGGACGCAAACCTGAGGGGCGCAAACCTGTGGGGCGCAAACCTGACGGACGCAAACCTGACGGACGCAAACCTGACGGACGCAAACCTGAGGGGCGCAAACCTGAGGGGCGCAAACCTGTGGGACGCAAACCTGACGGACGCAAACCTGACGGACGCAAACCTGACGGACGCAAACCTGTGGGGCGCAAACCTGAGGGGCGCAAACCTGAGGGGCGCAAACCTGTGGGGCGCAAACCTGACGGACGCAAACCTGTGGGGCGCAAACCTGAGGGGCGCAAACCTGTGGGGCGCAAACCTGACGGACGCAAACCTGTGGGGCGCAAAATCGATTATCTCGTTCGGCCCCGTTGGTGTGGAACGACGCATCGGTTTTGCAGGCTGGAAAGACGGCGAGCCTGAAATCTCGCTCGGCTGTTTCACCGGCACGCTCGAACAGGCGCAAACGGCGATCTGTGAAAAGTACGGCGAGAATAGTTCTTACGAAGCCCTCGTCGTCGCGGCCGTTGCAGCGCTTCACGATGTTACTGAAGAACCTGCGGCTGACGAACAGCCTCAGGCGGCGGAGTAATCCTCATGGCGGGCAAGGCACAAAATCGCGAAGAATGGTTAAAGGCTCTAGCAGAGCGTTTAAACACTCTCGCCTTTGACGGTGCCATGCCTGCGTACCGGGTTGCTTGCGGCTGGCCTTCACGCGGGGGGACCGCTCGGGCGAAGCGAGTAATCGGGCAGTGTTGGGACGCAGATTGTTCGGCAGACAAAACGCATGAGATTTTGATCTCTCCAAACCTGGACGATCCGATGAAAGTCGCCGGAGTGCTTGCCCACGAAATGATCCACGCGATCGTCGGCATTAAAGCAGGGCATAAAAAACCGTTTCGCGACCTAGCCGTCAAAATCGGCCTTGTCGGGAAGATGACGGCAACCACGGAAGGCCCGGATTTCATCTCGGCAGTTGAACCTATCCTTAAAGAGATCGGAGATTACCCACACGCGGCACTGACACCTGGCACGCAGCTAAAGAAACAATCGACCCGGCTCATTAAAGCCGAGTGTCCCGAGTGCGGATACAACGTCCGCGTAACCCGTAAATGGCTAGACGAAGTAGGCGCACCCCTTTGCCCGAACGACGGCCCTATGGAGATTGCATCATGAGCGTTCATGCAAAACTATCACCCTCAAGCGCGCACCGCTGGCTCGTGTGTAGCGCAGCCCCTTCAATGGAAGCGGGCCTCCCCGACACAACTTCCGTTTACGCCGAAGAAGGCACGACAGCCCACGCGGCGGCCGAAGCGATCCTCCGTGGCGACATGGAAGCGATCAGCGTAATGGCTGACGAGATTGACGGCAAATACCCCGATATGCCCGGTTACGTCGACGACTATGTCGCCTATGTCCAGGCGCAGCCCGGCCGCCTCTATATCGAACGTAAGGTCGATTATAGCGATTGGGTTGAAGGCGGTTTCGGCACCAGCGACGCGATCACAATCCATGACGGTTGCCTCACTGTGATCGACCTCAAATACGGCAAAGGCAACCGTGTCGATGCCGAAGAAAATCCGCAACTCATGTTGTATGCGCTCGGCGCTCTTAACGAGTTCGATTTCCTGTTTGAGATCGACCGTGTGCGCCTTGTTGTTCACCAGCCCCGGCTTGATCATGTCAGCGAGTGGGAAACTAACAAGATCGACCTTCTCGAATGGGCTGAATATGTCCGCGAACGCGCTGAATACACCGCGACCGACGACCCGGAGTTCGTACCCGGCGAAAAACAGTGCCAGTGGTGTAAAGCGCAAGCAACTTGCCGCGCATTACAGGAATTAACGTTCTCGGTTGCCCTTGAAGGTTTCGACGAAGTCCGCGACCCGAAGAAGTTGTCAAACAACGAAATCGCCGAAATCCTGCCGCAACTCAAACTTTTGACCAGTTTTGTCAAAGCTGTCGAGGCGCACGCTTACAGTGAGATCGAAAACGGTCGCGACATACCCGGATACAAACTCGTTCAAGGCCGCGCCCTGCGCAAGTGGGACGACCTTGAGGCCGTCGAGAAGCGGTTCAAGAGCGCAAAACTCAAAGTCGCTGAAATGTTCAGCAAAAAACTGATTAGCCCGGCACAAACTGAAAAGCTTTTGGGCAAAGACCATCCGATCCTACGGGACCACGCGATCAAGCCAGAAGGCAAACCGTCGCTCGCGCCCGCAGCGGATAAACGACCGGCTCTCACATTCGACCCGACCGCCGGTTTTGAAAACCTGGAAACCGAAGAAGGAAACCAAACCGATGACTGATTTCATCATGCTCAAAGGCGTTCGGGTGTCATTCCCACACCTGTTCACGCCACCAGTGATTAACGGGGAAACCGGCAAATGCGGCGCGGTGCTTATGCTCGAGCCTGAAAAACACGACCGAATGATCAAGTCGATCAAACAGGCGATCGCCGCCGTTCAGAAAGACCGGTTCAAAGGCCGCAAACTGCCAAGCGACAAGCTTTGCCTGCGCAACGGTGAAGACAAAGGCCGTCCCGAATATGACGGTTACGAAGTCCTGTCAACGAACAGCCGCAAGGCTCCGATCGTCGTCGACACGGACGGCAGTTCGGTCGTCACGAGCGAAGAAGACAACGCGATTTACGCGGGTTGTTTTGTGAATGCCAAAGTCCGCCTTTGGGGTCAGGACAACCAGTATGGCAAACGCGTGAACTGTGAACTCGTCTCGATCCAGTTTGCCCGAGACGGCGAACCGCTCGACACGTCTTACGTCCCTGTTGACGAAGCCATGGAAGGTTTTGACAGCGTCGAAGAAGACGACGAGGACGATTTCCTAGCAGCGTAACCCGGCTGTCAGGGGGAGCACGCCGCCCTGTAATTGGCCCCAATCCTCCCACGGGGCGGCGTGAATTTTAAAATCTAATTATCGAAAGAGAAGTCCGATGGACGAACGATTGAACTTCGGCGAGGTGATCGCCGGACTAAAACAGGGCAAGCGGTACGCTCGTCAAGGCTGGAACGGCAAAGGCATGTTTGTGTTTCTCGTGGGCGGTAGCAACTTCACCGTCAACCGCGAACCGCTGTTGTCAATCATGGGCGCGGGCACCGAAGTCCAATACCGCCCACACATCGACATGAAAGACGCCGAAGGGCAAATCGTGCCGTGGCTCGCGTCACAGACGGACATGCTCGCCGAAGACTGGCAGCGCGTCGGTTAACAGTGATTTGAGTTAGTGAGGGCGGGGCCGGACTTAGGTCATCAAGAACATGGCGAGGCCGCTATCCAGATAGCACAGACCTCGACCCTCACTTGCTGAAAACACAGATCAAGGAAACTGAAAAATGAAATACCTGATCACGACAGCATTGTTTTTACTCGCCGCCTGCGGGCACGTTAACCCATATGGTGTAGACGCGGGAAATCCTGCCGCGTTCATGCCTGCGGGAACCAGTATCGCTGCCCCGCGCCAATATGTTTTCTTATGTTACGAGCGCCCGGAAATGTGCCGCCTGCCAGCCGGTGAAGCAACCCGCATGTTGCAAGAATTGCATCGGATCACTCGCGCAAAATTCACAGTAAAAGACGATGGCGTTATCGACACTTGGGGCCGAGGTCTTGAGGGCGACTGCGACGACTTCGCTTACGCGATGAAAGAAGGCGCAACGAACCTGTTCTCAAGCTTTAACGCGGCCTTCGGTGTTGCGACCGCTTGGGTCGAAACGGGACAATATCACATGGTTATGACAGCCGAAACCACTGACGGGACAATCGTTTGCGACATTCGGCAAACGCAGTGCTACCCGTGGGGTGCACTTCCCTACAAATGGGACCAGCGTCAGGTCGGCGTCAAATGGACGAAGATCGGAGAAATCCAGTGAGCCGTCCGTTCGATTTGAAAGTGCTCGTAGCGTGCGAGCGCAGCGGCATTGTTCGCAATGCTTTTATTGAACAGGGTTTCGACGCCTGGTCGTGTGATCTTGCTCCCGCTGACGATCAAACCAATCGCCACATTCAAGACGACGTGCGCAATGTGCTTAGAATGGAAAAGTGGGATTTACTCATGGTCGCGCACCCGCCTTGTACTCGGCTTTGCAATAGCGGCGTCCGTTGGCTAACTAAACCACCCGAAGGCCGTTCACTTCCTGAAATGTGGGAAGAATTAACAGAAGGTGCGGCTTTCTTCTCTGACATGTGGAACGCCGACGTACCGTGCATCGCTGTTGAAAATCCGGTGATGCACAAACACGCTAAGGCTTTGATCAAGAATTTCAAGCCCGCCGCGCAGTCGGTTCAACCTTGGCAATTCGCTGACGACCCGAGCGGACCGGACAATGTGAAGAAACGGACATGTTTCTGGTTGCGTAATCTGCCGAACTTAATCCCTACCGGATCGCTCGACGGTTTCAGTGCGAGGGCAGAAATCCACCTAGCAACACCCGGACCAGATCGAGCCGTCCGTCGTTCTAGGTTCTTCCCCGGTATGGCTGCCGCAATAGCGCAGCAATGGGGCGGTGCGGCTGTTCAACTTCTAAGTCAAAAGGCCGCCTAGTTTTATGCTCTACATCGACACAGAAACCTTTTCAGAGATCGACATTTCAGTCGGCACGCACGCCTACGCCGAAAATGCCGAGATCATGCTTGTGTCGTATGCGATTGACGACGGTCCGGCGAAAGTATGGGATCGTACTTCGGGCGAGCCGATCCCTTGGGACTTAGGCGAAACCCTGCGCACGACGGACGGTTTCGACGGCCGAATGATGACTGCGCACCACGCCGCATTTGATCGGGCGGTCTTTGGCTATTCTATGCCCAATATCGTCGACTGTAATCCTCGCGTATGGCGTTGCACAATGGTTAAAGCTCTCGCGCACGGCTTCCCCGGAAAACTCGACACCCTTTGTAGAATTCTTCGGCTGCCGCAGGATAAAGTCAAACTCGGCGAAGGCAAAAAACTGATCAACCGGTTTTGTAAGCCCGCGCCCTCCAATCACAAGGCAGATCGCTACGACCGGCACACGCACCCCGAAGAGTGGGAGCGGTTCAAGGAATACGCTCGGCTCGATATCGAGGCGATGCGTGAAGTTGACAAACGCTTGCCCGATTTCAATTATCGGGGCGCGGAACTCGATCTCTACCATCTTGATCAGAAAATCAACGACCGGGGCTTCTGTGTCGACTTGGAACTCGTTACCGCCGGAGCGAAAGCCGCCGTGACCGAGAAAGCCATCCTCGCCGCCCGGTTCATCGAATTGACCGAAGGCAAGGTCGAAAAGCCGACGCAGCGCGAACAGTTCCGCAAGTTCCTGAACAAGACGTTCGGCCTCAAGCTAACCAACACCCGCGCCAAAACTTTCGAAGCTTTACTCGAAGACGATAGCCTCGATCCCGCTTGCCGCGAACTCATGCAGATCAGTATCAGCGCCAACAAGTCGAGCACCGCCAAGTATGCAACTCTTAAACCGGCTATTTCGAGCGACGGCAATTTTCGCGGCGGGCTTCAATTTGACGGCGCGGCCCGTACCCGCCGTTGGGCCGGACGAGTGTTCCAGCCGCAAAACCTTCCATCGCGGGGCCTCCCGTCGCAACGCTCGATTGAACAATATATCGACGCCTTGAAAGCAGGCTGTCACGACCTCTTGTTCGACGATCTTATGACATATGGCTCCGCAGCGCTTCGCGGGGTCGTGATAGCGCCTCCGGGTCGCCGTCTTGTAGTTTCCGACCTATCCAACATCGAAGGTCGGGCGAACGCATGGCTTGCGCGCGAAAACTGGAAACTTGCCGCCTTCCGTGCTTACGACCAGGGCGAAGGCCCCGACCTTTACAACGTGACGGCCGGAAGCCTTCTCGGTAAGAAGCCCGACGCGATCAGCAAAACCGAGCGTAACATCATGGGCAAGGTGCCTGAACTTGCACTCGGCTACGAGGGCGGCGTCGGTGCGTTTCAGACCTTCTCGAAGGTGTACGGCGTCCGCATGACGGACCACTGGCAAGAAATCCAGCGGTCCCTTGACCGTAAATTCGTCGATCAGGCGATCGAGAATTTCGACCGTTGGGGACATACGGCGGGGCTCGATTATATTGAATGGATAGCAAGCGAGACGGTAAAACTCGCTTGGCGCGAACGGCACCCGGCAATCAAGAACCTTTGGTGCATGTGCAAAGACGCAGCACTTGCAGCGATCACCAAGCCCCGTACGCCGTTCAACGTGAACGACGGCCGCCTGAAATTCAAATGCGTGAAGGTCAAAGGTTTTCGCTATTTGCTTGTGCGCCTGCCAAGTGGCAATTTCCTTTGCTACTTCGACCCGCAGGTCAGCGACGACGGATCGCTCTCGTACATGGGTATAGACAGCCTTACGAAGCAATGGACCCGTCAAGGCACTTACGGGGGCAAGATCGTCGAAAACGCCTGTCAGAGCGTTTCTCGCGACGTTATGGGCCACAATATGCCGACGATTGACAAGGCGGGTTTTGAGATCGTGCTGACGGTCCACGACGAAGTCGTTACCCAAGCCCCTGACGAAGACAAATTCAACGACACCGCACTAAGCAACCTCCTACGGCAAAGCCCGAAATGGGCGGACGGTTTCCCGCTCGCCGCTGCCGGTTTTGTCGCTAACCGATATCAGAAGGATTAACCGTCATGGCTGTTTACGTCGACGATATGAAAGCGAAATTCGGTCGCATGATTATGTGCCACATGATTGCAGATACGACCGAAGAATTGCTCGCAATGGCGGACGAAATCGGGGTGGCCCGCAAATGGATACAATACCCCGGCACACCGCGAGAACACTTCGATATCGCACTATCGAAACGAAAACAAGCAGTCCAACACGGCGCGAAAGAAATCACTTGGCGCGAGTTGGGAGAGAAAGTTCAGGCCCGCCGTGCTGCATAGGGAAAGCTACATCGAGAGGAAGGTCACAGATCACGCAACCGCTAACGGCTGGCGATCATACAAATGGTCGTCACCCAATAACCGGGGCGTGCCGGATCGGCTCTATTTTAAGGCCAAAAAAGTAATCATTATCGAATTCAAAGCGCCGGGCAAACGCCCGACGAAACTGCAACTCGCAACCCATAGAAAGCTAGAGGATCAGGGATTTAATGTCCATGTCATCGATGATATCGAAGCCGGTAAACGCCTTTTCGCGTGAATGCTTGCACGGCTATCAGGACCGCGCCGCCCGGTTTATCCAGGACGTGCCCTACTGCGCCCTATGGGTTGATATGGGGCTCGGCAAGACCGTGTCGACGCTGACGGCCCTTGTCGACATGCTACGTGGCTTCACAATCGGCAAAACGTTGATCGTTGCCCCGCTTCGGGTCGCAAAGAAGACATGGCCCGACGAAATCGCCCTTTGGGAACACACACGCGATTTGCGCCATGTTGGGCTATTCGGAACACCTCACGCCCGAAAACGGCAAGCGTTTTCCGGGGAAGATATCCACATTATCAACCGCGAATTGATCCCGTGGCTTGTCGACTTTTGGAAAGATAATTGGCCTTACGACACGGTGATTATCGATGAAAGTTCGAGTTTCAAATCACCAAAAGCGCAGCGGTTCAAGTCGCTCAAACGGGTTCGTAAGTATATCGACCGCCTTGTCGAACTCACAGGCACCCCGGCCCCGAACGGCTATCTCGATTTATGGTCACAGATTTATTTGCTCGATCAGGGCGAACGGCTCGGGCGCACCATGACGGCTTATAAACAGAAATATTTCGAGGCCGATTATATGGGCTACAACTGGACGCTACGCGACGGCGCGAAAGAGAAGATCGACGCCAAACTCAAGGATATAGTTCTCCGCCTCGACGCAGAAGATTACCTCAAGTTGCCGCGACGCATTGATAACACCCTTTGGCTCGATCTGCCGCCCGGCGCACGCAGCCAGTACCGCGAGTTAGAGCGGGAATTCCTGCTTGAACTCGAAGACGCTGACGTCGAAGCATTCAGCGCGGCCGCCCTGTCGAATAAGCTTCTCCAATTTTGCAACGGTGCTGTTTACACGGGCGAAGACGGTGAAAGCGCGATCGTCCACAACGAGAAGATGGACGCACTCGCCGAGATCATCGACGAAGCGGCCGGACAACCGGTTCTCGTCGCTTACACCTATCGCTCAGAGCGGGAGCGCATTCGCAAGGCGTTTAAACGCGCTATCTGCGTCGACGAGCCGGACGCGATTGACCGCTGGAATGCGGGCGAGATCGAAATCCTTCTCGCACACCCTGCGAGCGCGGGCCACGGCCTGAACCTACAAAGGGGCGGCAATATTGCGGTTTGGTATGGCCTGACGTGGTCCCTCGAGCTTTATCAGCAATTCAACGCCCGACTTCACCGGCAAGGGCAAACCAAACCCGTTTTTATCCACCACCTGGCAATGCGCAACACGATCGACGAAACGGTTCTCGACGCACTTGCTCGGAAAGACATTACCCAGGCCGCACTTTTACGGGCGGTCAAGTCAGATATGGAGGCAAGATCGTGAACAATCGCGAGCACCAAGTTTGCTGTTCCTGCGGGATCGAGTTTTCGGCTCCGGCGCACTATTTCAGCAAAAGACGGCAGGACGGCAAAACCTTCTACTGCCCCAACGGTCACAAGTTACATTTCGGGGAAAGCGAAACTGACAAGCTTCGGCGTGAGCGGGACCGCCTAAAACAGCGGGTCGCGCAGAAAGACGACGAGATCGAGCGCCAACGCAATTGGCGCGAAGGCGCGGAGCGGTCAGCGAGTGCCTACAAAGGGCAGGCGACCCGGCTGCGCAACCGCATTAAGGCCGGGGTTTGTCCATGCTGTAATCGCACTTTCCAGAATTTGCAACGTCATATAGCAGGCCAGCACCCGGAATTTAAAGCCGAAGCGGAGAAAGTGACATGACAGGATTAATGAACAGTGATCGCGGTCCCTCGATCAGAATGCCGTCATCGGCGCATTTCTTCCCGTTCGACCCGAACCCGGACGAGATTGACGCCGTCGACCTCGCGCACATTCTCGGGCAAACACGCCGTTGGAACGGTGCCTGTAAACGCTTTTACAGCGTCGCGGAGCATTCGAAGCTCGTCGCGTTCGCCGTAGCACCGGAACACCGCCTCCAAGCCCTCTTGCACGATGCGCCGGAAGCATTGTCCGGGTTCGGTGACGTACCGACACCTATTAAGCGGAAAATGCCCCAGGTTGCCGAGATCGAGGATAAAATCTGGAAAGCGATCTGTGATAAGTGGGGTGTTGCATATGAAATGCACTCGTCGGTGAAGGCTGCCGATCGCATGATATTGGCCGTTGAAATCCGCGACCTGACAGATTGGGACGACAAGCCACATGTGTTTGCACAAGTCAGCCAATTACGGGCCGAAGGCTTAACCCCGTCGATCGCAGCAAGAGATTTTCTATGTGATCTGAACGCTGAACTCGAAATCCGAGAGGCCGGTTAGTATGGGCGCTGCGGTTACATTTAGAAAGCGGGACTTGGACACGGCGATCGCTGTTGCCCAAGCGAACGGGCTGACTGTGACCGGAACCGAAATCTTGAGGGACGGGACAATTCGCCTAATTTATGGTAAAGCCGAAAAAGTCACTGTGATTAACCAAAGACCCGAGGGGGTCGATAGCCTGGACGCGTTGGTCGATGCCGAAAATACGTCGCGGACTGCCTAAATATGTTTATGAAGAACCGGCAGGGCCGGGCAAGTGGCGGCTGCGTTTTCGTCGGGGTAACTTTGCGTACAATTTTCAGCACGCCGTCGGCAGCACAGAATTCGAACTAGAATACGCACTTTGCCGCAAAGGGCAGCGCCCTACTGAATACACCGGACCCGAGCACACTGTTGCGCAGTCCGGCACCATGAACGCCCTGATCGAATACTATTATCAGTCCCATGCCTTCACCGGCTTACGGGATAATACGCAGCGGGATTATAGGTGCGTTATCGAGGCTTTTCGCAAAAAATATGGTAACACCGCCGTCGCGGATTTCAAACACGAGCATATCGAAAAAATATTAACGAACCGGGCTTCCACGCCGACACAGGCGAACAAGCTGTTGAAGCGGCTGCGAATGCTATTTGAGATCGCGATCCGGCTCGAGTGGCGCACGGCGAACCCGACAAACGGCGTCAAACCGGTTCGGGTAAAACGCGGCGGTTTCCCGACATGGACCGAGGCCGATATCAAACTGTTCGAGGAAAAACACCCGTCAGGATCACAAGCACGGCTTGCCTTCGCCCTCATGCTATATACGGGCGCTAGGCGCGGCGACATGCTCAAGCTCGGCCGTCAGAATATGAAGAACGGCCGTTTGACTTTCACTGCAATCAAAAACGGCCGCACCGTGTCGGTGCCGATCCATACGGCACTCGCAAAAGAACTGGATCACGTTCCGGCCGGACAAATGCAATTTTTGCTGACGGGATACGGGCAGCCGTTCACGAACGACGGGTTCGGCAATAAAATGCGCAAATGGTGTCGCGACGCAGGATTGAAGGACAGGTCCAGTCATGGGCTAAGGAAGGCGATCGCACGGAGGCTCGCGGAAGCAAGAGCGACCGAGGAAGAAATCGCGGCGATCCTGGGGGATAGCGTTCGCACCGCTGCAATATACACGGCCGAAGCAGATAAAGGACTTTTGGCGGGTTCGGGAATTGCTTTGATCAACCCGAAAAAAGACTGA